TGGCGAGTGATGAGAACCTCAGGCACTTTCACTTCAGCAGCAACATTTGCGGTTTGCTTACGGGTGCGGGTCATGCGGACCGTGTGAACTACACTACTGGTACACTTTCAGGGGCCCAGTTCACATAAACGCTTCCAGACCCACAGGTTGACCAAAAGTGTAATCGTAAGCAAGAGCATCAGCACAGACATAATGTGGATGGTCTACAGATACACCAAGACGCTCACACAGTTCTTTATGATTATCCTCCATCAATTCTACTGCATAGATCATATGATTCAGGATATGCTCCTGGTCATGATACTTTAGAAGTTCTTCTTTCAATGCAATCAAGAAGTTTCCGTTACCTGAAGAATTATCCAGAAATGTTGACTCTGGATTAATAAGAACTTCTTCGGGAATTTCACTCACCATCTTACGACAAAGTTCTAGTGGAGTGAACACCTCACCAGTCTCATCAATTCTTTCATTGCTTCTTTCAATTGCAGAACCAACTGTTATATTATGACTATTCTTGGACATTACTTTGATTCGAAATTACAGACTTGAAATCATTCCAAAATACAACGTTTTTATCTACTCGGCGGGCAATTTCTTTTTTGGATATACAATGAGCATTCGCCATTGCGTGATTTGGATGCACACCTTTGCATGAAGTAAAGATAATTGCATTCTTTCCATTTGTTACCCATTCTTCACTTAGACTTGCATCAGCAACAACATTACTGATGTTGTCCTTGTTAGTCAAATACTCATTTGGATTTGCCTTGAACTTACACTGAATCACACACAGCTTTCCATCAAGAGTAGATACACCGCGACCATCAATTCCACGGTCAGGATTCAAATTAGATAGGTTAGGTTCGTAGTTTGCGGTATAGGTAAGAGTGTGGTCTCCATTGAAGAACTTGAAGAAGAACTCCGCGAATACTTCCCAGCAATCACCCATGTATTTCAATGGGTCGTAGATATCTGGATCTTGCATCTTACCATATTTTACTACATTTTTAATAAACTCATCAAGTGTAGTTACATCAATGATTTTACTGAACTCTTTAATGTCGTAAGATGCAAAATGTTGGAGATGCATGATCAAAGGTGAGATTGAATGTAAGAGATTTGCTCAGGAGAAAGAACTGTTTCAATAGGCGCATTAGGAAAGTTTGAAATGATTTTAGTTACTCTTCCACTCACACGAGTTTGGTCAATCACCCACTGATAAATGGGAGAGATTAGATACTCATAGGTGCGTCGTGCATCCTGTTCATTATCGAAGACCATTGTAAAGGTTGATGGTGCTGCCTCTGCTACATTATCCACAGTGATTTGTGTCGGTTGCTGCAGTTGAGGATAGAAAACCCTCCATGTACCATTACCCTTAAACTTAGCGCGAGAATATTTAATCTTGCCGTTGATGTTTACGGGGTAGCAATGTGTTTCACTCTGAGTAAGTTCAATGTCTTTTGCCCATTCGGGGGGCAAACCTTGATTCTTTAGATGTGTTGCAACAGCACGATAGTCAAAGGCATTGGAAACATTGAAATTCAGTTTCTCTGCTGGATGATTGAACAGAGTTTCCAAAATCTCATCCAGTCTAGAATCCTTGGTAATCTTGAATGTTTTGTCTGCATCTAAGACACGGCCATCAGAGATAGAAACTTGATTGCCTGAGGTTTTAGAATTAGTTGCAATCCAGCGACAGATAGGAACACCTACTTTGAAGTAATCATCAGCACCAAAGTCAATATAATTCAGGTCATATTGGCGGTCTTTACCAATGACGATTTCGGTGAAGGTATCTCCACCGCTTACAATATTGATTGGTGTGATATAACTCAGGATTCCATCAGGTTTCAGAAGATTGAATGAAATCTTAGTAAACTCCCACCACAGAGGATTAGTAGCAGAACCACGCTGAGAACCAGGACCATTGCTACTTTGATATGGAGGATTACCAATGATTACATCAAATCTCATATCACACCTGCTGTAGTTGTTGGATGGGGGTATGTAGTATTTAATTCCAGAATTACCACACACACTTTTGATACTATTATAATACTTTTCTTGTGCTTCGGTCAAACTTCCATGATAACTTTCCAGAACAACAATGTTCCGATAACCTGCTTCAATCAGGTGAGTGGTGAGAATCAAAAAGGCATCATGAACACCAATTAGAGAATCTTTGGTGACTCCAAGGTCCTCTAGTTCCTGAATCATTTGCAGAGCAAGTTCATCGGGAATCGGTTGTCGTCCATCCACAGGTTTGATTCCTTCAGAGAAGTTCTTCCTGAAGGAATATCGGGCAACTTCGTACTTAGAAGCAGTTTGAATCATCATAATTCGTCTTATATTATAGGAACACTTTCAAGGGCCCAGTTGCTATCAAAGGACAATCTGGTCAACAGGTGTTTTCTTTGCTTCCTCAGCAATGAACTTTTCAATCATAAAGTTCTCGAATTCAATCTCATAATTTTTGATCATTCGCTTCAACAATTCATTATCAAGGTCTTCTACGATTTCGTTATCCTTTCCGCGCCCAGAAACCTCAGAGAAGATTTCACTCACAGGCACACCTTGAATACTAAGTTGGTTTACAATCTTGCGAATCAGTTGCTGTGCATCATCAGTATCATCCTCATGCTGAATAACAGTTACAATACCATACTTTTTACCAGGAGACTTGCGAATGACCCTACCGATTGCCTGAACTGCTTTGATGTTTGAAAGGATATTTCGGATAAAGACTGTACCAGTAAATGCCTTCACATCAATACCCTCACCCAGCATATCATAATGCAGAACAATCATCTTCTGAGTCAAGTCCTGACCAAGTTCATTCAGTTTTTGAAGGAACTTTCCTTTATCAGAACCACTGCAAATCTTCTGCTCATTGATGAAACCACCGTTCACAGAATCAACAGAAAGCAAATCATATCCCTTTCCATTTGCCCACTTCATCATAGATTTGCGAATGTCTTGAATACTCTTAGTGCCCCGACATGCAACTAGAATCTTATGTGCTCCTGTATTAGAGTGCTCCTTCTCATAATAATTAACAGTCTCCATGATGCTATCGATGTCTACAGAAACCTCATCAAGATTCCTAGACTGAGCATTAGACTTAAGAAGGTGAATCCAAGGAGATACAATGATTCCTTGCTGAACAAGTTCCCTGAACTTTACGTTTGCAATGTGCTCACCATAGACATCAGCATTGTCCATTCCTGCACCACTCACACTCTGCGACTGAGTATACCTTGGTGTTGCGGTGAAGAAATAATTGTGCTTTGCTTTCTCAGAAATACCTTTGACTGCATTGAAGTTATCAGAAGCAGTTGCATTATGTGCTTCATCATAGTACACTGCAGACACAGGAATATCTGCAGAAACAATACGTTCTAGACTTGCATAAGTGACGAACAGAATCAGAGGTTTCTGAAGTTTCTGTGCAATGCGATAAGTATCCTGAATCTCATCTACAATCGTTGTAGGGGATTTTGGAGGAGTGATGCGAAACTTCAGATTCTTTCGGTCTCGTTGGAATGTAAGTTTCTCTGAAGAGATTTGACGATAGTAAAAGTCTACATCAGGCAGATGCTTATCGAACTCCTTAAACAGTTGCTCAGAAAGCATCAACTGTGGAGCAACAACAACGACAACTCCACCAGGAATCAGAAACCTGCGGGAGTCTTGAATGAAAGTAACTGTCTTACCGCCACCAGTAGGACAAGTAATCAATCCACGCTTATACTTCTTCAGTGAATCAAGAATGTTTTGTTGGTGGAGATAGAACAGCATAATTTTCCTTATCTAATGATGATACAGTTTCGAGGGCCCAGTTTCAATCAATGGGCAACTTAGCAGTGCTTTTGCCTTTCTTGTGGTCATCAATGAACTTCCTAGCAGATGCTTCAGTCCTACACACTTTCAGTTGCTCTCCGTTGCAAATAACCATCAACTGATTACCATAGGGCACCGCTGCATAGTTACCTTTGCCGACAATAAATCCCTCTTTCATTATACTTTCCAATAAATCGTGAATTTGGTTGCGGTCGATGGGTTCTAGGTCGTCTGCGGTGAAATTGCAGAAAAATCAGGGTTTTCACCCTGATGGCCACTGCATTCTCAGTGAGACTCACCTGCGAACCACACTGATGGCGGGTTCTCCCTTCTGGAAGATGGTGTCTACAACCGATTGAACTGCCTTGGCGGTGGTGATACCAACCTTGCTGTACACCGGAACACAGACAAGACCGAAACTCTTGGTGTATTGACCAAGGTTGCCTGGTTTGATGCTACCATCGCGAAGACCTTTAGCGTCATCGTGATGCAGTCGGATGCAACGTCCGATGGTCTGAGAGATACCAATGAAGTCCATGTTGCGGAGGAAGAGAACTGCTTCCAGACCGCTGACGTTGATACCCTCGGCAAGGATGGAGTGGTGAAGAACAACAAACTTCTTGTCGTTGTCCTTACCCCAGGCAGATAGAGTGTCGAAGAACACTTCGCGGTTCACTTTCTTGCCGTCAATCACAGCTCCAGTCTTTGCCGTGATGTACATCCAAGAGAAACCGCGAGACTCCAACTCAGAACAGAAGTCAGTTTCAGAAACCAGCGAAACAATCTGCTTGGTTGCCTTAGCACAAATCAGAATCTTGCTGACTTCATTGTCGTCAATGGTTTCCAGCAGATTCTCAGCGTCGCGGTCAAAGTT